TTTGTGTGCCCATAAAACTTGGGCGGTGTGTTGTGAGTGTGACCGTGGATCCGGAACCTCTTAACACATCTTGACTCACCGTTGTTGGGTAAGGCAGTGTGGCAGCCTGAACGAAATCACCCTGGCGAAACATCACCGTGCTGGGATCCACTGAGGGTAAGTTGTTGAGTGTGAGTGATGTGCCGGTCCAGGCCACAATGGTCAAGGCATTGAGATCTGATGCGGCCAGATTGCCTTGATAGGCCAGCATATAACTCAATCCTGCGCTGGCTCCGGTCGAGGTCGAGAAACTCACGGTTTCGGGATATCTACTATCCAAATAATCTATGTCTTCGATCAGGCTACGATAGTTTTCATAGTTTAACATAGCACTGACATTGACCGTGATCTTCCAAGCGTTGCGTGTGACCGTTTCATCGATCCTGGCTATTTCATTGCGACTATATTGAATGCCTAATGTTTTTCTACGGTCGAAGTTGATGCTTTCGGCCATATTGATTATTGTTTGAATGCCCATTTTGTTTTCCTTATCTATTACGCATTGGTAGTTCGCGTCTTGCTTGCTCCGTCATACCATACATTGTCATACGGTTTTCATAAAAGAGTTGTGCCACTGATTTGGCATCCACTGCTGATATATTATAGTTGTGGATGGTAGTTCCGCCACCTGAATTATCATTGAGCATTTGAGCAGTGTCCCGGGCTGATGTCACCGTGGCTGGACCACTGACTATTTCGGGACCTGACTCACCCACAATACCTATTCCACCTGCGGGTATGTTGCCACCATTGGCATAAAACAATCCAAGATCCTCGCCAGTGACTGAACCGAGATTTACATTGCCAGTATTAAGACCCAGGCTGGCTGCCAGATTACCCATACCCAAGGCACTGAAGGCTCCACCTAAACTAAAATTAGAGGCTCCACCTGCTGAATTCATTAGACTTGCGAATGCTGATTTAAGTTGGCTATTGACCAAACTCATAATAAAACTATCTACCATTGATTTAAAACTGACCTTACTGCGGCTGGTCATAGCATCAATGGCTTTATCCACTGCTGAAGTAAATCCATCAAATGCGGCCTTACCTTGATCGGCTGCGGTGCCAGCGTTGTCAGCAAATTTATGCCAGGCCTGTGTGAATCCCACATCGAAGGTGTTGGCAGTTTTGTTGAGTTCTTCTTGAGCCGCTTGTTCTTTTTTGATTTCATCAGTGATCTTTTCACGAATCTCTACTCGTTTTGTTTCTGATAGTTCCAGTTGAGTGATCTTGACATATTCTTCTTCAGCGGCTTTGATTCGTGTTTCTTTTTCTTTGTTGTAGGCAGCAATCTTTCTTTCTGAAGCACTCATAGTCAGTTGGGCTATTTGATCAGTGATGTCGGCTATTTTCAGATTGGTTTCTCTAATTTGATTGTCCCAGAAGAATTGTTCTTTCTTGGCCTGGGCCACTTCTATGGCTCCGGCCTTGAGATCAGCCTGTGCCTTGTTGGTGTCTATGATTGTTTGTTTTTCTTTTTCCAACAAGGCGATTTCTGGTGCTCGACTCACAGCATTGGGCTTACTGCTTTCTGATCGCAGTGTGGCTATTTGTTTGTCTAACTCCAATAGTTGGCGTGCTTGTCTTGCGGATTCATCAAATGCTGTCAAGGCCCGTTGGCGTTCAACTTCACCGAGATTGGCAGTATTCATTTCCACTGCCAACCTGGCTGTTCTTAATGCGATATCTTGATTCAAGATTGCCAGTTGGGCTTGCATTGCTTGGACTCTGGGTGCTTCCAAATCCACAGGCTTGGTTGAACTGGTGGCTGGCTTGTTTAAATCCAATCTACGAGGATCACGAGCCGCAAACTCGGCACTGCTTTGACCAGCCTTGTCATAGCCTTCCAAGGCGTGAGTGGCACCTTCGATCTTTTGTTTAAGGCCATCCCACATTTCACCAGCCGTGTCCATAATATGAGTTTTGAATACTCGGTCTATGGTAGCACCTACTCCGCCTATCAAGGCTATGATAGGAACCACAATGGCAGCCACTTCCAATAGGCCTGCGATTATAGGTGTCAATGCTGTGCCCACTGCTATCAATCCTGTGATGATGGCTCCACCTGCCATCACGGTCAATACTGCCAGCACACCTTCCGCGGCTGACTTCATTCCTAACAGACCCGCGGCATTGTTGCCAATGATCTTGAATATAGGATCCAATAGATCAGCCAAATTCAATCGCAGTTGATTTAATCCGGTTTGAAGTTGATTATAAGCCCGCGAAGCATCATCCACACTTTGAGAATGTTGAGTCAAGGCTCCTTCAGTTTGGTGTAGGTTGGCCACATATTGAATCCAATCTATGCCCATAGCCGCACGACCCAATAATTCTTGTGCCACACGAGCACGCTCGGCAGGATCAGTCATAGCAGCCAAACTTACTGCTATTTTCTTGAATGTTTCATCGGGACTCATTTTGTTAAGGTCCGACATTGATATGCCAACCTTTTCAAAGGCATTACGCAGTTTCTGATTGCCCTCTTCGGCTTGATCAGCCACATTCAACATACGCTCCAGCATCAATCCAGTTTGGTTGATATCACGACCCAAGGGTATTGCGGCTGCTGATAGTTCCAACATACTTTCAGTGCCTATGCCCAACCCTTCGCCGAGGTTGTGTATTTCATTGCTGGACTTCATTATCTGTTCAGTGAGACCAGTGAGACTACCAGCGGCTATCAATCCAGATAGTTTGGTCAGTTGTGATGTCATTGATCCCAAGCCTGTGCCAGCACCTTCGCCGGCTGCCTTGACTCGATTCATACCATCAGTGAGTTTGGAGAGATTGGTATTCAACATCAAGAGACTGGCATTGACCTTTTCCAGGCTTTGTGTCATTTGACTGCTGGTGGCCTGTGTCAAGGCCGATACTTCTCTGATCTTACCAGTGTATTGGCTGTCGTCTAATGTTAGTGTTATACTGATGTCTGCCACGATATGCTCCTTTATTTGCCCAGTCTGCGAACTACTTGAGGTATTATTTTCATTGCGAATTCACGAGTGGGTTCAACCATACCGTGAGGTGCTTGTTCTGATCCACGCATTTGACCATCTCTAAAACTGCGTCCATCATTCAACACCGAAGCATAGGGATAGTTGGCCTGAATCATATTGGCGTGATAGGTGGTATGCTCGCGAGCATTGCCTCCCTTGACCACTGCCCGGGGAGTTGATTCCACAAACTTACGATATAGATCTGGCATCACACGATCACGAACTTCTGTGAGATTTCGCATCTTGTCTTGGAATTTATTGGTGTCAATCTTGAGATCTATACGGTCTGTCATTGTTGTTTCCTTTGTTTCAATGCTGCCAACATATCTTCCTGACGCATCTCTGGCACTTGGCCCTGTGAGCGAGAATTCTTCATTCTTTCATAACTGATGCTGACATCCATTGCTATGATGTCAAGAGTTGATGCCCTTGACAACACTTCGCTGGGCAGTAGTCCATATCTTTGACCTATACGATCCAGGGTCACTGCCACATATATTTCCGGGGAATCTTCCTTGAAGTCCCCGCCTGTCACTTTCCCAGTTGGGCTGCCAGTTGAGTAAATGCCGCCACCATTACTTTGCTGGGCAACATCTGACCCTCTGTGATGATCTTATTGCCATCTTCATCCAACACCATTTCTTTCAATACCGAAGCCATTTGACCAAAATCTGTTTTGTCGCCAGCAGCGAATTTCAAGAATGTTTCCATAGGCTGTCGGTCATAGGTCTTAAATGTCAAGGGCTCACCATATTGTGCGATGATATCAGCATCATCGATGGTGATGTCAATGAGTTCAGGGGCTTTGGCTAAATCTTTGAGTTTCATATATCTTCATACCTTTGTTTGATGTGATGTAATAAGGCCAATATGAATCTTTGACGATTACTGGCTCTTTCCAAATCTTGTTCAGCGTGGCGTATCTCGGCGATACTCTTGGCCACTTCGGCTTCCAGGCTCAATACTAATTCTTCAGTGCTGTGATCATCAAATCGCATATCTTCATATCCTTATGGTATATTTAAGCGGCCATAAAAAAAGGGACACCTAAATGCCCCTTTCCTGTATTGGTTGGATTAAGAACCAATACCGATGCCGTATTTGCCATCCACTTCGATGACCAATGGGCTGATCCAAACAGGTTGATCTGGAGTGACCTTGGGAGCCAATCCACTCAAGAATCCTGAACCACTCACGGTAGAGGTTGTGCCTCCACCAAACTCGAACGCAAAATACACACGCTCTTTGTCATTGCTTAAGTTGAAGATACCCTGTGTGGCAGCATCGCCATTGTCTGTGGTGCCTGAATGACTCAATACTCCGCCGCTGCCGTAGAAGGTTGTGTCGTCCAGAACCACCGTTAGGTTGATGCTGTTGGTTGCTGGTGTGACGGCCACTTTTTGACCTGTTTGGTCAAGTTGTTTCCATCTAAAAACACCGTTGTTGTTTGTCACCGTGACATCTTGTAGGCCAATCAACTCTAATACACCGGTAGCGGTGACATTAGTGATGGTGGCCGTAGAGATATACAGATGAACAAAATTACTTGGGCTTGATACATTGATGTTTGCCATTTTGTTTTCCTTGTTATATTACTTGCAATCGGGAGAGATCAAATATGATACGATATCGCTCCGAGTTTTTGACATATTGTTGCTCCACGGTATATTCTCGTAGGTAGTAGTCCTGGAATATTGAATCATCAATGAACACGCTGAAGATATTCAGCAGATTATCCACATAAGGGTTGATCTGCTGACTTATCACATACATTTCCAATCGATCCACTATTGTATAGACGTGCCCTCCGGGAGTCACACCATTGGAGTTTTTCATCCTGTCGCCTTGATAGGCTCTTGCCGCATACACCCCTTCAGATATCTTGTTTTCGTCTGACGGAAACTCAAGAAACACTTCGAGGTATTCAGTGCCAGTCGTCACTGCCAAATAGTTTGACAGCGTGTTCTGAACCTGGGCAAGAGTGAATGTTGGCATTAGAAGTATCTCCTGTCACCTTCAAAGAAGTTGACATCGCTCAACCAGGCTTGCTGGTATGTGCCGATCTCACCTAAACTCATTAGATCATAGAAATAACTTTCCTGGATGGCTTTTTCCCATTCCTCTTCGAATCTTTTCCTTGCGAACTGATAGTTGGCAGCGTCCTTTTCATTGATATTGCTGTTGTCTGTGACCAAGGTAGAATAGAATATTTCCACGGTCTTATAGACTTCCAGTTGAATCAATGTTTGATTCTGCTTGACCAGTTTGCCTGGATAGAATGCAGTCACCGTTTGACCAGTGCGTTGGCTTTGTTGATAGTAGAAAGCACCCAGAGTGCGTTCCACATACAGGGGCCACCACCCAAACTCAAATAGATTTAGCAGTTCGATTGAGGCTTTGGGGAAAAAGATATATGTCAATTCACCATCCTGTCCATCGGGATACAAGGCAGTGTTGGTTCCAAACATCTGCTCCATCCTGCGATAGGCAGCACGGTCATAGAATATCACATCTGCTGGTGTGGCATTCGAGACTTTGTTTAGACCACCATATTGTAATGATGAGTCAGTGTATGATAAAAAACTGGTTAGTGCCATATATGTTCTCCTGAATAGGGGTCAAAGATTGACTTCGACCCCCGGCCTTTATTGGATGTTGATGGCCAAGCCACGAGCCTGACTTGTAACACCTGATCCGAAGTATCCAAGACCTGTGATCCAAGTTTGGAGACCTCCGTCTTTGTCGCCCATACTGATGTCCAGGCCTTTGACCATCACAGTAGTGATAGCCTGGGGTCCGATGGCAGCACCCACACTGGAAGCAGTTCCACTGACTGTGTCGATATAACGATTAGCCACTGAAGTTTGCAACCAAGTTGTGAATACCACGGTGCATCCGTAGAGATTACGCAACATACCTGTGGCCAAGAGTTCATCACCAAGTGCTGTCAATCCAGCGTTGATTGATGTTGTTCCGGCTTGGCTACCTGGGGCATATACGGCACCGCCAGTCAACTCACCCAGCAGTCGTTGCTCTTCATTGGGTCCAAGAATAATAGTTGGACGACCAGGGTTACGAGCCTCTCTCCAAGATTTGATGATATTACGCACCAATCCGCTGACTGTCACAGAAGTCAATAGTGGCTTGTTGATTGTGGCTGTTGAACCAGCAGTCAATAGAGTTTGAGCAGCCATTGCTTGAACACGGTTGTAGCCGTCAGTGACAGGAGCGTTGCTAACTGAATAGTAGGCCACGGTCTGTGTGTTGGCAAAACCTGCCAGGCTGGTGTCGCCTGAACTCACGGTGGAAGGATTACCAACGAATGCTGATGTCACGCGTTGATCAACCTTTTCAGCGAAACTCAAGCCCAACTCTGTTCCCAGATTTGAAGCCAAGTCAAACGCAGTGGTCCAACCCAAGAACTTACTGAAAGCAGTTTGAGCCACTGCTGGAGTTGCGATAACTTCCTTGGCAGTGATCGATGCTGTTTGCTCGATATTACTTGTTGTTGAATAAGTGGGGTTAGCACTTTGATCCACATAGTCACCATAACTGATGGGAGCCATATGGGGAACCTTGTAGGTATTACCTTGATTGGGCATTACCACATTGGTCATATTGACCAAACCTTGTGATTCGTGTAGAACCTGAATTGCGGAGTTCTGGATGGTTTTTTCAAACGCATTTGCTTCGCCAGAAGAGCCGCCGATAAAATATGACATAATAGTTTTCCTTTAATAAATGTCGTTATACTATGGGCTTATTAAAAGAGACCGATAACCCTTTCAAGTTTCTACCGCCGATTCCTTGTTGTTCCTTCCACTTCTTCCAACCTTCGAGGTCAGTTGCCGCATCTGGAATTTCATCGGGATTGCGTTGAACACCTTGGCCAAACCTGGATCCTGTTCCACTGCGACCTTGATCAGCAGCCAACTTGGGACGGCTCTTTAATATATCCTGTGCCAACTGCTCAAGTGTATAAGGATTTCCATTCTTATCCAATCTTGTTGCACCGTTGGCTCCTTTTACATAGAAGTTGCCAGACTCATCATAATCTATATTGGATTCAAATAGATTGGTGGCGATGTCTAACATATCTGGATCAAATCCACTGCGAATAGCAGTTTCCTTGATTTGGCTTTGTAGGGTGGCTTGACGCACTGATCTATCTTTCTGTTCCAGTTGACCTTGCAGTCCTTGGATCATACTACGAAGTTCGGCCAACTCACCTGACACCTTGCCAGATTTCGCTTCTTTGGGCTGTTCGCTGCCAGCGTTGTTTTGTAATAGACTTTCCACGAACTTGACGGCTTCTTTGGGTTTGGAGAAATCCACTCCGGCCACCTTGCTGAGTGCTTGGAGAACTTCTTGCTGACCTGATTTCCTGATAGCACCAAGATTGGGCATATCATTGATCGGGGCTTCAGTGTGTTCAGCACCTTGCGATTCGTAGTTGTTATTACCAGTTTGACTGTTCGGGGTCACCGCGTTTGATGTTTTGTCCATCTTTGTTTCCTTTAGAGTTTAAGGGGATCTACCCCAGTGGCGTCTTTAACGAGGGACGCTGATCCTCGAAAAATATTATCTACCTACGCCCAACATAACCAGTTGTCTGGCGAGAGGGTCGTTAGTCGTAACCCCCTTGTCTTGGATTTCACTATTGTAAATGTCATCGCTGGACTTCTCTCTGACCAGTTGATCTTGGTTGTCACCAGTCATCCAGTCTGTGGTATTGGTTTGTGGCTCTGCTATGTCTGAACCTATCCGGGCCAAGTATTCAGCAGTCTCATCGGGTGGGGTGATCATCTTGACCACTTCTCGATCAATGATGCTTTGGACCACAGGGTTGGTGCCGGAGAGTTGGCTTGCGGTTTGAAGCAGAGCCATTCTGAACTGTAGGTCTTTGTCTTCGTAGTCGGTGGTATATTCGATGTCTCCAACCCAGCGGATGTCCATAAACAAGCAGGCCAGTCGGAGTATGTCTTTTTCAACGGCTTCCATACGGCGGGCACGCTGACTGGCTTTGCGGTGTAGGGCACGGCGTTCCTCTATGATTGATATGCCTGACTGAACCTG